ACCATCAGGGGTTGTAGGTGCTATCTTAGCAACTAACGACGTTGTAGCATTTGCCTCTTCAGATGAGCGCTTAAAAGAAAATGTAGCATCAATCGAAAATGCAGTTGAAAAAGTAGAAGCAATTGGTGGATACACATATAACTGGATTCCTATGGAAGGTGTACACGTTTACGGCGATATGAAAGACGTAGGTGTAATTGCACAAGAAATAGAAAAAGTATTACCTGAATTAGTATCAGATCGTGAAAACGGATACAAAGCTGTAAAATATGATAAATTAACAGCAGTATTAATTGAAGCAGTAAAAGAATTATCCGAAAGAGTAAAAGCTCTAGAAGGAAAATAATAGGAATACTTGAATGTATAAAGAAGGGAACGCAAAAGCGTTCCCTTTTTTTGTTCTCATATATACTACAAATATTTATATTAAATAAAATTCGTTATGTCAATACAACAAACAAAGGTAACAGAGGAGGAATTGAAAGCATTAGAAGACTTTCAACAAAATATTAACGTTATAACATACCAATTAGGGCAGTTAGCGTTAAGAAAGTTAAATCTTGAAAAAGAAGAAGAAAATTTGGAAATACAATATGAACAAATACTTCTACAAGAAAAAGAATTAGGTGATACTTTAAAAGAAAAATACGGTAGCGCTCAAATTGATTTGAAAACAGGTGAAATTACACCAAGTGAATAACGTTTTTAAAATATCCCTACATATTTATCATTGATAAAATAACTAATAAAAATGGCTGAAACATTATTATCCCCAGGAGTATTAACGCGTGAGAATGACCAATCACTAGTTACTCAAGGACCCGTTGTTGCAGGTTTGGCTTTATTAGGCCCAACTGTAAAAGGTCCCGTTAATATACCAACAGTAGTTACTTCATATAGTGACTATAAAAATAAATTTGGTGGCGCATTCGAAAGTGCTAGTATTCGCTATGAGTACTTAACTTCAATCGCAATCAATAATTACTTCCAACAAGGTGGCGAAACAGCAATAGTAACACGTATTGCATCAGGATCATTTGGTTCTGCAACATCAGACGTTAGATCAATTATGCACGCTGATTCATCTTCATTTACTTTAGAAACTATTTCTCAAGGTAAAATTATGAACAACTCAGGTAGTGTATCTACAAGTGGTTCATTAGTAAGTGGATCATCTGATAACGTAAGATATGAAATCGCAAACGTTGATTCAGGAAGTGGTACATTTAACTTATTAATTCGTAGAGGTGACGATAACTCACGAACAAAAACAATATTAGAATCTTGGTCTGATCTATCATTAGATCCAAATTCAGAAAATTATATTGAATCTGTAATTGGTAATCAAGCTAAAAACTTTGATACTGATAGTGATGGTAACCAATTCGTACAAACAACAGGATCTTACATTAACAACAGCCGCTATGTAAGAGTATCTTCAGTTGGATTACCTACATTAAATTACTTAGATAATGAAGGAAACTTCAAATCAGAATTTACATCATCCTTACCTCAAATAGGAAGTGGATCTAATCAAGGTGCCTTCTTAAATGCAACTGGAGATGTATATGGTAATGGTGCTAATGGAAACACTAGATTAAAAATGAATGATGAAATTGATATTTCTTCAATCCAAGGTCTAGAAGCTTCTTATTATACAGCATCATTAGCTTTATTACAAAACACAGACGAATACGATTATGAAATCTTATCTATGCCTGGTGTAACAGTACAAAACGGAGCCGTAGCAGTAGCTACAGCGATTGATACTGTAACAAATAGAGGAGATGCAATCGCTATCGTAGATACAAGAGACTACGGTTCAACACTTAATCAAACCGTAACTTCCGCACAAACACTTGATTCTAGTTATGCTGCAACATACTGGCCTTGGGTTCAAATGCAATCACTTGAAACTGGTAAACTAATTTGGTCACCAGCATCAACTGCAATCCCAGGAGTATATGCAACAAATGATAGAATCGGAGCTGAATGGTTCGCACCTGCTGGATTTAACAGAGGTGGCGTAGGAGGTGTAATCCAAGCTGAAAGAAAATTATCTCCAGCTGATCGCGATACACTATACTTAGGAAAAGTAAATCCATTAGCAACATTCCCAGGAAACGGAACAGTAGTATTTGGACAGAAAACATTACAAACTAAAGCAACAGCATTAGATAGAGTAAATGTTCGTAGACTATTAATTGAACTAAAACGTACAGTTGGAAACATTGGTAAAACATTGTTATTTGAACAAAATACAGCTGCAACACGTAATAGATTCTTAGCTGCTGTAAATCCTTATATGGAATCAATTCAACAACGTCAAGGATTATATTCTTACAGAGTTGTAATGGATGATACTAACAATACAGCTGATGTAATTGATAGAAATCAAATGGTAGGACAAATTTTCCTACAACCAACTAAAACAGCTGAATACATAATCTTAGACTTTAATGTAACTCCAACAGGAGTAGAATTTTAAAAGTTTAAATAGGCAATATTTATAATAAACAAATAATAACATGGCAGTATTAGATCCAAACGAAATAATGTTCACCGCCTTTGAACCCAAAGTGCAAAACAGGTTCATTCTATATGTAGACGGTATTCCCGCTTACTTAATTAAGAATGCTACTGCACCTGGATTCGATGCTGGTGAAATCACCCTAGATCATATTAACGTATACCGTAAAGTAAAAGGTAAAGTACGTTGGAATGATATGACTTTAGGTTTATATGATCCTGTAACCCCATCAGGAGCTCAAGCCGTAATGGAATGGGCAAGACTAGCACACGAAAGTGTAACAGGTCGTGATGGATATTCAGATTTCTACAAGAAAGACTTAACATTAGACATATTAGGTCCTGTAGGAGATATCGTATCAGAATGGGTGATCAAAGGTGCTTATGTTAAAACTGCTAATTTCGGTGAATATGATTGGAGTGCTGATGCAGCAATCAATTTAGATATCACCATTGCAATGGATTATTGCATACTAAATTTCTAAAAAAATACCCCAACCCTCCATACCCTGAATTAGGTGTTCCATTTGGAACACCTTCTTCTATTTCGTATATTTATATCCACAAATAAGTTATTTATAGTATGGAAGAACAAGTTACAGAAAACAAATTTAAATTCCCCACTGAAGTCGTTGAGTTACCATCTAAAGGATTAATATATCCTAAGGATAATCCATTGTCTTCAGGTAAAGTAGAAATGAAATACATGACTGCTAAGGAGGAAGATATTCTAACCAACCAAAACTACATTTCAAAAGGTATTGTGTTGGATAAACTCATTGAATCGTTAATTGTATCTAAACTTGATATTAACGATATGATTATCGGAGACAAAAACGCATTATTAATTGCATCTCGTGTATTAGGTTACGGTAAAGATTATACTTTTAGAGCATATAACTCAGATACAAAACAAGTTGAAGATTTTACTGTTGATTTAACAACATTAGAAGATAAAAATTTAGATCCTAGTAATTTACTTAAAGAAGGGGTTAATAGTTTTAATTTTGAACTACCATACTCTAAAACTCCAATTACTTACAAAATATTAACCCACGGAGACGAGAAAAAAATTGATAGAGAAATTCAAGGTTTACAAAAAATTAATAAAGACAGTATACCTGAAATATCTACTCGTTTAAAATACACAATAACATCAGTAGATGGTGATACTGAAAAGAAAACAATACGTGAATTTGTAGACAAATATATGCTAGCTAGAGATTCAAGATCATTACGTGAAGAAATACGTCGTGTATCACCAGATATTGCTTTAACTTACACTGGGGAAGGTGCAGAGGAGGGCATCGCTATCCCCATCAATCTTAACTTTTTTTGGCCTGACGCCTGAGTATAGGCAAAATTTATTTTCTCAAATTCATGAAATCATATTTCATGGTAATGGGGGATATGACTGGCATACCTTATATAATATGCCAATATGGTTAAGGACCTTTACCTTCAAAAAAATTGAAGAATGGTATCAAAAACAAGAAGAGGCTCAAAATAAGCAACAAAATATGCTTAAAAATGACCCTAAACAAGTAGCACGACCTAACATTAACCCTGCTAACGTGTATAATGCATCAGTGCCTACCAAAAAGTAGGCACTTTTCATATTTATATTATATAACTTTGTATGGCAACTGAAGAAGAATTAAATAATGCTAGGGATCTTAGAGATATAGAAGAAGACAGACTTGGTATAAGTGGTCAACTTTTAGAATCTATAAGAGAAGCTAATAATGTAACTTTAGAAAATGTTAGAAACTTGTCTTTACAAAGACAAGAAAAACAAGACATTCGTGACATTTCACGTTCTATTAATAAAATTGCAAAAGATTCTTTTTCTTTAACTGCTAAAGATTTAGGAAGTACTAAAAACTTAGCTAAGATCCAAAAAGATCAAGTTAATCTTCAAGCTAAAATAGCTTTATCTAAAAATATTATTGAAACTCTTTCAAGGAGTACTGTAGAAGCAGAACGAGAAGCTGCATTTGCTTTAGAAGCTCAAGTTATTGAAGCAGAAAAACTAAGTGCAGAATTAGAAATAATTGAAGAAACTGCAGAAAGAGTAGCTAATAATCTTGGAGTAAAAACTTTTAGTGCTCTAGAAGATATAACCCAAGCTATTCCTGGGCTAAGAATTCTTGCAGGACCCTTTAAGGAAGCAGCCCAAGCAGCTAGAGAAATTGCTATAGAAACAGATAGTAGTACTAAAGCATTTGCTGCAGGTGCTAAAGTTTTAACAAATCAACTTTTAATAGGAGGTGCCCTTAAAGTACTTGATTCACTTTTAAGTATAAATAAATCTCAAACTGATTTTAGAAGATTAACAGGAGAATCAGCTAAAGAAGTAGGGCTATTAAATGATGGTTTACTTACTAGTATTGATTTAATAAAAACCCAAGTTGCTTTAACTGAACAATTTGGTTTAAATGCTAGTGCTGCATTTAGTAATGAAACTTTACAAGAAGTAGGTGAATTAACTAAAGCTGTAGGACTTACAGCAGAAGAAGCAGGTAATTTTGCTAGATTTTCTGAGATTACTGGAACTAATCTTAATGAACAATTAGATACTTTATCTAAATCAGTTCCTAAAGCATTTAGCCAAAAACAAATATTATCTGAGACCGCAAATGTTAGTAGTGATATTGCTCTTGCAATGGGCAACTCAGCATATGAAATAGGTCAGGCAGTTATTCAAGCAAAACAATTAGGATTATCCTTATCAGATGTAAACGGAATTGCTGATAGTTTATTAGATATAGAACAATCCCTTACAGCTGAATTTGAAGCTGAAGTTATAACAGGTAAACAAATTAACTTAGAAAGAGCAAGAGGGTTTGCTTTACAAAATAATTTAGCTGGTTTAACTGAAGAAATTAAAAATAATGAAGATTTAATAAAAGGTTTTGCTACTGCTAATAGAATAGAACAAGAAGCTATAGCAAAAACCCTAGGGATGAGCCGTCAACAGATGGCTGATATGGTAATGAGTTCTAAATTAGTTAATACTTTAACAGAAGAACAAAGAGCAAATGCTGCCGGAGTTTCTATAGAACAATTAAAACAGTTAGACATAAATCAAAGTATTGATGATTCTATAAATAAAATTACACAATCTCTAGCAGGTCCATTAGAAAAATTTGCTCAATTGCTTCAATACACTATTCAAATTAGTGATTATATTGTTGCAGGTGCCTCTGGATTATTATTATATAATAATTATCTAAAAATTTCTACAGCTTTAAAAAAGAAAAATATAGCACTTACTACCATGGAAGGTTTAAAAAGTGCTGGAGTAGCTGCCATAGAAGCAATAAAATCTGTAGTAAAAACTCCAATTATAGGCCCAGCCTTAGCTGCTGCTGCTGGTGTTGGAGTTTATTCTTTAGCAAAAAGTTATATGTCTAAAGGAGATGATGTAATGTCTGAAGGTGGATATGGTAATCGTACTTTAATGGGACCTAAAGGATCAATTGCCTTAAATAATGAAGATACCGTAATAGCAGGTACTAATTTATTCCCAAAAGATAAAAGTAGCGAAAGAAATGCACCTACAAATGTTACAGTAACATTATCCCAAACCGATATAAAAGCAATAGCAAGTGCTGTAAGAGAAGGTGCATCACAAGCTACAATTAACTTAGATGGTGATAGAGTATCAAATCGTTTACAACCATCATTAGCAGTAAACACCAGAAGATATTCAGTTTAAAATATTTATAATAAACAAAATTAATTAATATGGCAATTTTAGGAACAGAAAATACTTCTTTACTAGGTAATGAAGGTAGTCCAAAACAATTTCCGAAAGAATCAATTCACAACCTTGCTTCCTTAACAGGTAAAGGTCTTTCAGCTGATAAAACACCTTCAGATTTAGATTTAGACGGTAAAAC